CGACGTGCACGGGCGCATATATCCGTCATATGGAAGCGGCTACGTTCTCGGAGTTGCTGAACACAAGCATGAGCATACGGCCAGTCTTATGGTTACGGTGGCTCACGAAATGGTGCACCTTCATTTGCACCAGATCAAGTTCCGGGGATGGAAAAATCACGGTCCCACGTTCAGAGCCCTCGCCGCCGAAGTGTGCTCCGCTCACGGTTTCGACCCCGGGCAGTTCTAGTAAGTATACAGAAATTACGCGACCCTACGTGTGCTTGATGTGGAAAAACAAGATGATCACTTTCGAACAAGTCACCCAGATCGAGCGGTGCCGACGTGAGATCGAGCGCCTACAGGAGAAGCTCGATATGCAGTCGAAGGTATGTTTTCATGTGTCTTCGGCCGCAGCAACAAACACCGTCAGGGTAGATACCGAGTTCCAGCCGTTCCTGCGGGAAACCCTCTGTAAAGCCATGGTGGTTAAAATCCTCAAACTCTTGACCGAGGCCGAGCAGCTTGGCGTGGACACGACTTACAGTCGGAAGGCACTCGCGGACTTCTTGGAACAGATCAAGCCGAAAGAGGATTAACTCACATGAACCCCGCCATCCCCGCCGTAGCTGCGGCTGTCCTGGTTGCTACCGCGGCGGTAGCGCAGGTGCCCTTCGGCGTGAAAGTAGCTTGCACCCCGGACGCGATCCGCCTCTGCGCAACTGATATGCCAAAAGGACGTGACGCGGTTACGGGGTGCATGAAGCAGCACTGGGATAGCGTGGGTGCCGACTGCAAGAATACAGTCTCTAAACAGATGCCGGCCGTCGAGTACAATCGGCCACCGAAGCCGGTTGCGGTGATTATGCACCCGAAATCCGCAAAAGTTGCGGAGAAAGTTAAGTTGCCGAAGGTCCATTTACCTTCTGTTAATCCGCCGGAAGTAATCTCCGCGCCGTCTGAGGTGGAAGTCGTCGCGCCCCCCGCGTCAGAAGTTAGTACTCATCAGGAGAATAAAATGGACTGGTTTAGTCTTGGTTGGCAGGCCGCTGGTCTGTTCGGTATGTTCATGTTTGTTGTATATGGCTACAAGTATGGCGTGAAGCCTGTCGCATCGGCCGTCTTTGGCACGTTTGCTGTGGCCAAGGCTGATCTCGCTGCACTAGAGGCGCGCGTCAAGTTGCTCGAAGGCGGGGCTAAGCCCGCTGCTCCGGTTCCACCGGCGGCTTCACCAGCCGCTTAAGCGCTGCCCCACCCCTTGCTCCCCTGGGGTGGGGCGTTTTGTTAATATGCTCCGGTTAATAGTGGGGCGGGTCCGCCGCCTGCGCTGGACTGGAGCAACTGCTCGTCCAAATCGTGGGGGTGTGGGCGGCGGACCTGTACTTGAGAAGTACCATGTTGGGAATGACCGGGTGCACCGGCCCAGTATACGACCGCGCCGCAGTGATCCGGGCCGCCGACGAAGGCGTACCGATCGCTGCCCTAAAACGAATTTTCCGCCCCGCAGACGATATGCGCGGCCTACTCCACATGGCTTTGAACTCGGGGCGCTTGATACAGCTTCCTGCCGAGGACTGGCCGCCGGAGCAGCGGCGTGAGGATCGCACTTCTACCGTGCCGCCCCACGAGCTTGGCGAGGATGACACGTTTTTATTGATGAAGATCGCTCGCGCGTTCAAGACAACGCGACTGGAAGGTAACATTTTGATGGTTATTTTGCGGCGCGGGTTCGCGTCGCGCGACAGGCTTCACGATGCTGTCGAGGACAACCGCGGCAACCCAGAGAACCCAACCGAGAAGAAAATCGTGGACGTGGTGGTGTGTAAGCTGCGCAAAAAGTTGGCTATCCACGGGATCAAGCTGAACACGATCCACTCGACCGGCTACGAAATGACCGATTCCGACCGCCAGAAGGCGTGGGCTCTTGTGCACGGGTCCGTACAATGATAGTCTATCACGTAGGCTTCCTGTGGGCCGACCGGATCAACGATCTTTCGGTCAATGTCAAGGCATGGAAATGGTGGAAGAAGTATGAGCGTGGCGAGGTTTATCTTCTCCAGAGGAGGATATCTCCCGGCGTATGCGAATACATAGCTGTCCCGCGAAAGGTGCACGACTATGACGAAGACCTCGTTTGACCGGCTTGACATGTTATCGATGGGTAAAGAAATCAAGAATGACGTGTTCACGGCACTCGTTGGCGTACAGGGGATGAAATTCTTGCCCGAGGCGTATAACCAGTTTGTATTGACCGGGTTAGTACTCAACAACCTTGTGGTGCGTACGCAGGTACTGGAGCAGGTGAGTGGTCTTCTCAGAGAGAACAAGCTCACTGAGGATAGGATCAACGCCACGATCGAGTACCTCTGCAAAGAGGTAGACATTGAGGCCGAGAGGTTCCACCGCCAGATCGAGCTGATCAACGAGGTTATCGAGGCGCCGGACGCGCGCCATTAGGAGGATGTCGTGTGGGTAGTTGTGCTACTTTTACTGTCTCTTTCATCTGGTGATGTACACCCGCTGATCTGGCCGACGCCGTTCAAGACGGCAGATGAATGCGCGGCGTTCCTTCCTGACGCCGATCGCAATGCGGCTAAGCAATACAGCAGTAACGATTTTAGTTACACTGTGACGTGTCTCTTGGCACCGACTGGAAAGCCGGCGTAACGACCCGTTCATACACTCCCGTTACCGCTAAGGTAACAGGAGGGCACTGTGCCCCGGCTACGCCAGCAAAACGAACAACACGCCGATGTTGCCTTACACTTGGCAAATGATGCTAAGTTCATGCTGGGAAAGATCGTTGCTATTGTGGAGACGCTGCCCCCGCGCATGGACCGCCACGAAGGCGAAATGACCAAATCCCTCGCAGATATACGGTCAGAAGTCATGGCGATTTACGCCGGCATCAATATGCGGGTTCAGGCCTTGGAAAAGGCCAACGACAAACGCTCGGGTGCGCTCGGCGTTCTCGCTGTGTTCTCCACGTTCATTTCGGCGTCAATCAGTGGACTGATTGTCTGGTTCCTAGGAAAACGCTAAGTCCAGCCAGCCGCCGATACCGGCGCACGCGGGACGCGCGTCTTCGGCTGCATCGAGCGGGCGATAGCCTGTAGCATGCCCCCGTTGCACGCCAGCGCCACGTATTGGAGACAGTCGTTGACGTGGGAGAACTCGTCTTTGCGCGGGACCGGCTTTCGCAATCCTGAGACCTTCATGAACTCGAAGCGATAGCCGCCCGCGAGCCCGCGAATCAGGTGGGGGCAGCCTTCCTCATTAATAAGCATACTAGGGCCGCCATTTGTATGGCGACCAAGAAAACTCTCGACCGCTCGAAGCCTCGGGTCTAGGTCGTTGGTAGGGGCCGGGAAGCAAGGAAATCCCAGTCGTGACAAGAGATCGAAGCTGGTCTCTTCGCTGTGGGTGCTCTTGGCCACACCGGCTGGGTCGCCCACCAGCGCGACCTTGCATCCCATGTACTTCGACTGCATTAGCTTGCCGCGTAGGCTCTCCTGGCAATGCTTCTCCAGGCCAATATTGGTCGCCGGCACTTCCTCGTGGACGATTAGTCGTCCCATGTGATCTGGTTGACATATGAGGCTCCAGGGGTCGCGGCCGAAGTCTTGGCCGACGATGATGGGATATCCCGGTAACACGTTGGTATTAGGCACCACGTGCCACTGCCGCCGGAATGTCTGCTTGTAGACCGCTTGTCCACTCGGGTCATCGCCGTACTCGGCCTTGACATAGCGCTTCACGAAGTCGCTATCGATGCCGTGGAGGCGGACCATGCGGTTGTAATATTCGCGCCCGCGAGCCACCCGGTCGGGATGGTCGAACGGTAGCTTGATCGTGTCTTCGTTCTGGAGGAGGAAGTTCAGGTTCTCGGCGTTCCAGGCAAGCCCGGAGGGCTGCTTGAAGATACGCCAGTCCATGGGCGGGTTCTCCATGAACTGGTACCACGGTGTCATTTCTGCTGGGAAGTTCGTGTCGGCTAGGACCCCATTCCATGTGGGAGTGCCCTTAGCCCCGCTCGGGTAGCGACCGATACGGCCGGACAGCGGCCCAAGAATGTCAATATCCATTTCGATGCACTCAGACAGCCATGCACCGGTAAGCTGCATGGAGAGCAGGCGCCCCTGGTCCGCGGCGTCTTCCAGCGGCAGGAATATCCACTCACTGCGAATGTTATCAAACTCGATATAGTAGGTGCTGTCCGAGACCTTCCACTGGCCCAGCCGATTAGCGTTGAGCCACGTGTCGCAGTCCTTGAGTACAGTGTCTTTTAACTGCTTGAGGGTTTGGCGGACGACGGCGAAACGGGTATTCCTTAGTCCTCCCGGTGCAGGGTGCTGCTCCATTGCGCGTCGCATCATTTCCACGATGGCGCCCGTCGTCTTGCCGGACCCGACTGGGCCGGCTATTAAGCGCCCGAAAGCGTCGCACTTGGAGAACGTCGCCATCGTTCGCGACGCGCGGTAATCAAAGCCCATGCTATCCTCTTACGCGGCCCACGATACCCACTCTTTGGACGTTTTGTGGTTGTAGTGGGGCTCAAGATATATTTCCCATCGCGCGGTTATCCCGTGGGTAGGATGAGAGAACCAGAGAAGTTGTGAAGGCGGGCTGTACTTCGCGCGCAGGCGCAGGCGAGCGTACTCATCGAAGCCCTTAAGGCTGTTGTTCACGATCAGTCCTGGTAGACTGATGGCTTGGTGCCAATGCCCCATGACGAGGGTGTCAAAGTCGCGGCCGATTTCGGCTTCTGACGCGTGGACTTTTAGGCGTCCGCGCATGATGGGGCCGATCGCGCCAATGATGCCGTCGCCTCCCTTCACGCCGAGATTGTCGCCGTGGGTTAGGAGGTACCGGTGTCCAAAGACGTTGAAACGAGCGTCGGTCTCTGATGGGATAAAGAACTGGACGTGCTTGTTGCCTTTGAAGTGGCGGGCGATGTTGCAGTAGATGCTCCAGTCGAAGCTAGTGTAGACGGCGTTCTTAAGGCGTGGCTTATGAGTACCTCGACCATGATTGCCGACAACGGCCGGCAGAAATACGCGCCCAAATTTGGTAGCCACGGTATCAATGGCTCCTGCAAGTAGGTCGGTGAGATCGTTGACTGCTTGCCATGAAGTTCGGTCATTCGTTTCCGCCAGTTCGTCATGGATGTTTCCCGAGATCATGTCGCCGCCGAGCATCACCACGATGCCGGGGTACGACTTGGTGGCGCTTCCCATGTGATTGGTGCAGCGGTCGATCGTGGTGTCCACCAGCTTCTGGATGCGCTTGGCAGCGATACGCGAATTGAACTGGTTCACACCGCCGACTTGATCTGGGTCAATGACTTCCCCGTAATGAAAATCGCTCCAGATGGTACAAGGACCGCCCCGGTGAGTGCTCGGGCCACCCCTGCCGGCGGTCCACGACGGCG